TATGTTTCCATTATAAGAAGTCTGTTTCCAAACATCATTTGTTTTATATAGATTGTTTAAAAAATCTACGCCTGTTTGCTCATCTGTAGCAACATCATTAGATACGACTTCAACTCTTTCTACTAAATTATTATTATCTAATTTTACAAAATGTGCCATTACCCTGTGTAACTTCCTGAACCTGTGTATGTTAATATTGTATTTGAACCAGATGTTGTGACTGTTGGTGAACCACTTGTTGTGCCTGAATAAAGAACAGTTGGCATACGAAGGATAACAACACCAGAACCACCACTTGCTGTAGTAGGTGAATTAGACCAATACCAATCTCCACCACCTGCTCCACCACCAGTATTTGCACTGCCATTATTACCAGTTGTTTTAGTACCTGCTCCGCCTCCGCCTGAACCACCTGAAGAATTGCCAGAGCCTGATGATGATGGATAAGAACCACCGCCACCGCCACCTGCTCTTGTAACAGATGAGCCTGTGATAGTTGAAGCTACTCCTGCACCACCTGCACCGCCAAGAGTGCCACTATTATTGCTACCTGCTGCTCCTGCACCGCCACCACCACCTGCACCAAGAAAATCTGAACCTGCTGCGTTGCCACCTGCACCACCTGCAAAACCTTGATTTGATGTACCTGCTCCGCCTGTACCACTGGGATATCCTTGACCTGCATCCCAATCAAATGCACCACCACCGCCTGAACCACCTGCACCACCATTTCTATCAGAGTCAGTGTGTGAGGGATATGCTCCTCTACCTCCACCTGTAGAAGTGATTGTTGATATATCAGAACCACTTAAAGAAGAATTTGAACCACTATTTGCATATTGAGTAGAGGTATGAGTCACAGATGTGCCACCTGCACCACCTGCACCTATAGTAATTGTGTATGTTGTAGAAGGTGTGAATGTTAATGTAGATTCTGAAGAACCCCCACCACCTGATGTTTCTGAGTTGTATGATGCTCTATATCCACCTGCACCACCACCACCAAAACCTGCACCTGCACCCCCTGCAATAACTAAAAAATCTACATCGTAGTCAGGTGTAAATGCACTACCTAATAAATTAAGGTGTATTCCGCTCATTAACTAACATTTCCAGAAATAACACAAACTGTTCCACTAATAAATAAAATAGTAGCAACACCTCTTGTAGCCAAAGTAACTGATGACTTATCTGTATTTGTTCCCGCAATGTAAGCAGTTGTAATAGAACAAGTTACTGTAATATTACCTGTAGTATTATTAAATAAAGAAATAGCATTTCCTGCACTAAAAGTACTGTTTGGAATTGTTATAGCACCACTAGAACCTACTTCTATAAATGAACCTATGTCGCTTGTTGTTAGTGTGTATGAACTTGTTTTGGCACTACCTGATTGAGGAATAGACTTAACAAAAGATTGATTGGTGCTATCTAATTTGGCAAAAGAAACAGCGTTATCATTAATTTTAGCAGTTGTAATAGCACTATCTAAAACTTCAATAGTACCCACTGCCTTTGCTTGATGTATTACATAAATATTATTTGTACCAGAAGAAGGTGCGGCACTAAATGTTAATGTAGTACCTGATAAACTATACGCTGAGTTTGGGTCTTGACGAACATTTTCTACAAAGACTTCTATGTCGAATACTGAACTCGGTGCAACATCTAAGGTAAATGCTGTTGTACTAGCATCACCACTAAATCGTTTACCTTGTAAAGACTGAAACTGATTGGTTGTATCTATGGGTGTACCAACGTATGCCATTCTAGGTTATCTCCATTACTGATAAAATTATGTCTGCTGCTGCTGAAGATGTTAGCGAAAGAGCATCTGTTGTTTCCATAACAACTTTATTCCCTGCCAACAACTCAAGTGTACCACCAACAGGAACGGGTGCATTGGTTACTAACTCAACTGTTTGGTTAGCCTCATTGTTTGCTCCTGCTCTATTGGAAGTATCTGAAGCCAAACTAACTGTTACAGTAATTTGACTAGTTGTTGTGTTACCTATCATAATTCCAAGAAGCACTGTTGTTGTACTACTTGCTACTGTATAGATAACGTCAGCACTAGTTACTCCTGCTTTAGTTATTGTTTTAAACGTATTTGCCATCTATCCTCCTATCCTAATGCGATTGCCAAGGCTGTTGGGTCTTCTTGAGAAAATCCTTGGGCTGACATTAATGTTACTACTCTTGATAATGCGGCTTTTTTATTTGTGCCACCTGCACCATCATCTACTATAATTAAATCAGATGTTGTTAAATCTGCGCCTATGTCAGATCCACCATCAATCTCTAATGCTGTTAATGCTACTTTACCTGCTGTAGATATCGTAGCTAATTTTGAATCTGCAATGGCAGCGTTTGCTTTAATGTCTGCATTTACAATGTTTGTAATTGTATTGTTATCTGAGTCAATAGATTTATTAGTTAAAGTATCTGTGGTTGCACGAGCCACTATTGTATCTGTTGTTGCAGGTAAAGTTAAAGCAGTGTTACCAGAAAAATCTGCATGTGCTGGAGCTTTAAGAGCTGCGTAGTGTGCATTACTAGATTCACAATAAAGTCTAAGCTCAGATTGTGCTCCAGTATTTTTTAATGCTATAACTCCGCCTTCAACAGTTAAATCATCTCCTACACTTACATCAGCAGTTACTGTTAAATTACCACTACTATCTAATTTTAGTCCGTTACCAGAACCTACGGTTCCTCCGGATTTAATTACTAAATTATCACTGTCAGAATCATCTACAGCAAAATGAAATTTATCTGCTCCTTGTGTATCTAATATTATTGCTGGATCTCCAGATGCTACATCTATTTCTATATTACCTGTAAAAGTTGCACCTGATAAACTTGCAAAAATAGAGGATAGAGCAGTTCCGTTTAATGTAATTGCATCTGCCTCTAATGTTCCATCAATATCTGCATCACCAGAAATATCTAAAGTTGCCGCATCTAATTCACCTGATGCTGTAAGATTTGTAACGCCTGTTACAGCTCCACCAAAAGCTACATTATTGCTTCCGTCTTCAAATATTAATTTACTTGCAGGTAGAGTACAGAAAACATCTTTGGTGCCCGAACTAAAATTAACAGCACTATCACTGTTAGAACTAGATATTACAGTAGTTCTTGTTAAATCAGAACTGTCTCCGTCTAAAGTTCCAAGGCCTACTTCAAACTCCGCCTGGTCTTGATGTGCTATACAATAATATACTGTATTAGAGTTACCAATACCTGCAGCAAAAGTTTCAAAACCAGTAACTGCACCAGCAAGTGATACGGCACCTGTGCCTGTAGTAGTAGTTGTTTCTTTTACTCTATCATTAATGACTAATGCCATCTAAATTTTCTCCTATGCTAATCTTAATATAGCGTTACTTGCATCAGCAGCTGGAAACTGAATAGTAAATGTTCCACTTGTAGATGTCTTGTCACCACCAAAATCTAAAACAGCAACTGCTTTATTTGAATCAGAACTATTATATATTAAAGCTCCTCTTGCAGTAATTGTAGCTGATGTAAATGAAATGTCTGCAAAATCACAAATAGCAGTAGTTCCAGATGTTGTTGGAGTTACGCTAGTTAAAGTGCCTCCACCAGAACTATACGTACCTGAGTTTGAAACTTCATTTGACGTGCTAAAAGCAGTAGTGGTTGCATCTAAGCTTGCAGAGCTTGTATACAGTGCAATCTTAAAAGTATCGCCCGATGTCGCTGTAAAATTATGAGTGCCAGTTAAAAGCTCTTGTTTAAAACTAGTACACACAGCTTGTGTAATTGCCATAGTTTACCCTCCTTATGGACTTGTTGATTTAATAGGCAATCTAATTGCCCCTTGCATGTATTCATCTCTACGATGCCTTCCTTGTTGCTCTACAGCTAACTCTTGAATAGCACGTTGATATGATTGTTCGTATAATTGCAGCATTTCTGCTGGTCCCTTTAAGTATTTAAAGGCCTCGGCAAGGCTCCCATACAATAACGCACTTGGAGCATTGTTGCCTAACCAAGACGTTGCGTTTGTACTAGATAACCTTGATGGTAATCTTGTGATTCCTAATTCAACATTATAAGCAGAATCTGGTGTAGGTGCAACTATTAATGAGTTATGATCCCACCATGCCCAATACACAGGTTCTCCTGTAGCAGTTCTATCTGGAGCATATTCTGTTATAAAACTAACATCTCTTTGTTCCAGCATAGTTCTTGTTGGTGTTCCAGAGGCTGGAAAAATATGCATAGTTCTAATTGTGCCTAGTGATTCTAACGTAGGAGAAGATCCACCTGGTAATGAAACGAAAGCATTACTGGTTGATAAATTAGCGGTCTGATTTGATTTAAAAACATCTAAATCTACATCTCTAAATATTCTATTCTCAGCATGTTCTATGAAGTCATTTGTAATTGTAGAAGTAAGAACATCTGTTCCAACTTCTGTGTAGTCCAATATTTGTTGTGTTAGTTCTGTGTATGTTGTCATGATATACTCACTGTCACTGCATTTACTTTAGCAGAAAAAATAGTTTCATTTTGTTTTTGTGGAACCATTGTTTTGTTTTGATCAAAGAAAGTCTTACTGCCTACCAAAACTTCTACTGGCTCTGACCTATCTGATCTTGAATTTTTTAAAGCTTCAGCATCTGCTCTGTGTGTAGAAGGATTGTCTTCTTGTGGATGTTCTGGTTCAAATTCAGATCTGTGCACAAGCACTCCATCATGTTCTTCAACCATTTCTGTATATGGAAAAGCAAATCCACTACGATCAGATATTGCTTTTGAATATTTTCCTTTTGCTGTTGCCATTACATTACTCCAACATCAGGAACTATTTTAATACTAGATCTAGTGCTATCTTCAGAAGAAGCTCTTTGCCACTCGTCTTCATATACTTGTTTTAAAAGTTGTATTCTGTCAGGTGCTTTTTTCATAGCTATGTAATATGAAAGTCCTGATACTAAACAAGGAAAAAATCTAAAAGGCACTTCTGGATTTTGTGTATAAGTTCCAGCATCTGCAATTCTAGTCATTGCATAATATTTAAAAGTATCTGCTGAATCTGGAGTTGCATAGACATACAATTTAGGAGTTATTGTTCTCTCCACGTAATACTGTGTAGGTGAAGCAGAAGTAGATTTTTTTGATATGTTTAAATACTCAGCTCTACTTATTCTTTCTATTTGTCTATCAACCGTAGAATCACTAGCTTCTGTTATGACAGCAGATAATACATCTACTACATCATCATCTAAATCATAAGACGATGTTCCTGCAACGAGAGTTTTAGTTCTTTGTTCAATAGTCCAAAGATTTAATCCTCTGTTAGCCCATTCA